GGCTGTCCGATAGCGTTGCGCATTTCAGTGAGAACGCGCAGCGCCATCTGATCGAACTTCGCACGCTCCGCGTCTACTTTCGGTTCTTTCATTTTTCCTCCCTGACCGCAACGATGCGTATTCCGCGCCCGACCAATTCCGGCCACCACGCGACGCCGTAGCCGCGCATGGCATGCTCTGCCGCTCTGATCGGGCAGCGGAACATTCGGCCACTCAGGCGCCCATCGGCCCGGCACACGGCGAACCATTCGCCCTTGTGCGCGATGCCGTTACGGTCGGCGCTCACTTGGCTACCTTTTTGTAAGCCGCCGCGATGCGCTCAAGTGTCGCGTCGCGCAGTGCGTCGTCTGCAATCAAGCTCGCCGTGTCGGCTGCACTCTGGTACTTGCGTTTGGCAATGAATTTGTCCACGTCCTCGACGATTTTCGCGTCTGGAACCTGGGCAGCAGCGTGCGGGTAACTGGTCTTCTCCCCATTGGCCGAGTTGGTATGCTCGACTGGGTTACGCCCCGCCGCTGCTGACTCGGGTCCAGCACCGCCGCCCGCACCGTTCGGCGAAGGGAGACTTGCACCGTCGGGCGAGGCTGACTGCGGCGGCGGGCTGGATTCTTTTGCGCCTGCGCCGGCCGCCCACTGCGCCAGGCGCTTGCCTAGTTGTTCGTCAAGCGGCCTTCCCTCCGGAATCATCGCGTCGAATGGTTCGCGCATTTCTGAGATTGATAGGTCGGGTACGCCTTTGCAGTGCGGCGGCAATACCACGGTGAAAATGGTCTCGAACGAAACACGGTCAGACGCTATCGGTTGCCATCCCAAGTCAATCGGCGGCTTTCCTGCGACTATGCGCAGCTTTTCTTTTGCGCGGAAGCAGAGGATTACCGGGCACTTGATTCCAAGCATCGCGTAGATAAAAGCGTTCTCGTCTTTCTTCGGACGAATCCACGCGGCCCACGTCATGCGTTCGCGCTTTTTCCAATCGTCGGTCCCGGCCATGCGGTCAAGCTCTGCGTCGTGGTACTCCAAAAGTCCTCCGGGTCCGTCATGCATATGACTCGCGCTATCAATAATCAACACGGCTGGATTCAATTGCTTCGCGGCTTCGATTGCTTCGGTATAACGCTGCGGGCTGTACGGCGGCGTAATGTCACACGCAACATATTTGAATTTGTCGGCGTACTGATGCCCGCGCGCACCTTCCGCATTCAGCATGGCTACTACTCCACCATTGGCAAGGCCGACAGCGATTCGATGCGCGCTCATGGTCTTGCCTGACTTCGTTGGTCCGGCCAACCCCACAATCAGAGGAGTGTCTTGCCTGACCGCCGGACGGAACATGAACGATCCCACGTCAATACCCTTTTATCGCGTCGCCGCCTGCCTTTTCGCAGGTCGCGCGCCACCAATGCGGCGAACGCTGGAACTTGAGGAAGGCGGAAACTTCAATCGGAAACCCGTTCCCGAGGCGTTCGAGGTTATCGTCGTCGGCAGCGGCAATAGCAGCGAACAACGCCCGCTTGAAGTCGCCACAAAAGCGATATTGCCACTCAAGGATCACGCGCTCTTCGTCGTTGAGATCGGCGTAGCCTGGAATGTTCATTTCGCGGCTTCCTTCTTGGCATTCGTCAGCACGCGGGCCTTGCGCGGTTTCGCGTTCACCGCCGCGATGATCTTCGGCAGGTCGATCGCATCCACGGATTGCGAGTACCGCTCCATTATTTCGGGGACAGGGCGGTCATCGGCTTGGCTGGCTGGCGTCCACTCGGTAATCAGTATTTTGAACATTATTTTTGTTCCTTTGCGTCTGCTTTACCGAGTTCGTAGCACATAATCAGAGCCTCGGCCACCCATGCCAAGTCGCGGCTAAAGCGCACGTCTTCCGGTTCCATTGCATCGGATTCGAGTCGCGCTGTTTCTCCGTTGTGCATGATGCGGATATATCCAGCATATTCCTTGCCGCTGCCGTTGTTTGACACCCATCCTTTTTCTTCTTCGGACAAATCCTCGAAAGTCTGAATCGAAACTTTCAACATGTCAGTCTCCCTTGAAAACGTCTGCCATGTTGAACGGGATGCCGTCCTCGTCCGCGTCGGACTGCTGGCGCTCTTCGATTTCCGCGAGCATCCACGGGCGAGGTTCCGCCCAATGCACCCTGGGCGAGTAGGCGGGCCACTTCCCGGCCTCAAGGCACGATTTCCAGGTTGCCAGGGCTACGGACAGCTTCGCCTTGGCCAGCGCCTGCCACGCGGGCGCCAAGCCGATTAGCGAGCAGGAATACGGCGCTTTGGTCTCTTGCACAAGCGTTACCACGCGGCAGGCCGTCGGGTCCGACAGCGAGTTGACCCCGCGCTCGTACAGGACGATGCCGATGTCGTAGCCTGGGAGCTGCGTTCTGATCCAACTATCCGGCGCCGCGGAGCCCGGTGTGGTCTTGAAACTCAGGCAAATCCTGCGATCCGCGGTCAACCAATCGGGCCTGACCTTGCAGCGCACGTCGTCCACATCGAAGATGATGGTCGATTCTGCTTCCCCGGTGCTGAACACCCCGGCGATCTCGCTGGATTCGACGAACGCCTGCGCCGCCTTGACCATCGTCCAGACTTCGCTCACCTTGCGCTCCAGGATCGGGAGCTTACCAGCCGCGCGGGCGTCGTCCCGCGCTTGCTGCGCCGCTTTCGTGCGCCAGTCGGGCGCGTCTACCACCACCAGCGAGCTCGTGCCGCCCTCCAGCAAGCAAGCGTGTGCGAAGGTTCCGATGTCGGCGGTTGAGTTGTCGTCTCGCACGCGGTCCGGGTTCCATGGGCTTTCCGTCCAAGCGTGCAGGGGGCTCTTGTCCAGCAACGTCTGCGCTAGGCCGGCGCTAAACGCCTGCTCGTCTAAGTAGGCTTGCATCGGAAGATCAGAATACAGGCCTGGTTTCATGCCCACCCCCTATCGCGGTCAAGTTGTTCGTGCGCTTCGTCGCGTTCCGCCGCCTCGCAATTGCGCGCTTCCCTGTTGCATTCGGATTTGCCGCAGGTCTCATACCGCTCGCCGAAGTTGTCGTAGACGCCCAATTCCTCGCCGCAGTAAAAGCAGTGCTGCATCTTTTTCATGCTCTCTCTCCTTTGAAATTCCTACTTCGTCAATTCCATCAGCGTGAACGGCGATACCTGCTTGCTGAACACATGCGTTACCGATACTCCGCCTACGTTTTCAGGTTTAGGCGACAGGAAGCGCAACCTCTCAATTAGAATGCGAATGTCAGAGCGCAGGGCATCGTTTTCCGCCTGCATCGCGTTCGTCTGTATCGATCCAGGATACAGTTTGCCGACATACAGCCCGCTTCCGTCGGGGACCATAAATCGCACGGTCTTCGTCTCCCAATCTACGTTTGCGTTCAGCGGCCATTCTTCGCGGTGCATTTCTAACGGCCTTGCTTCAATGGACTGCCATAGGTAGTTAAATCACCTTCTGCGGTGGTGACGTGGCGGTCCGCGCGTTCGTCCGGTTTGTCGTCGTGAAAATCGGCTGGAGTCAAATTGAGTGCCCAGTAAGCTCCGCGCGCAAATCCAAGCATGTACAGATCGTCAATCGCAGGTATGCGAACAATTTTTGGCATTTCGCCAAGGTCAACTTCAAGCTGGCTGCGAGCAGCGGCTTTAATATCTGATAAATTCATTTCTCACCCTCCCTGATCCGGCGCTCTTCCCATTCGTCGCCCGGCGGGCCTTCCGCTGCGATCTGCGCCTTGACGCACGCGGCGCAGGTATAGTGCCGCCCATCCAACACGCCGCCTTCGTCATAGTCCATCTCGCCCTCTTTCCCGCAGGAGTCGCAGATTTCGTAGCTCATACGATCAACACCTTTCGAATGTTGATGCTGCACTGATCTGGTTTATCCGATTCACCGTACCAGCACAGCAGCCATTGCCAATCAGCGGGCGCGCATTGCCGATCGAAAATCCCATCATGCCGCCGCCACATTTTGCCGGGGTAAACGCCGGTCGGCAGGGTACTTGAGTATTCATGTAGCGCCTTGAATGTGCAATCGGTCATAAGCGCGTGCGTCTCGTCAATCGTAATTGCGCTCAACGGTGGCTGATCCCAATGCGCGCCGAGCGGATCAGTAATCGCAGGAATCACGCTTTCCATTTTGGCGCCCTCGAATTGCGGTCAAGCACGTAAATCCCGCGCTTCCTGAGGTACGCAATCGCCCTCGCGCGCTTCTCGTCCATCGTCACCGCTCGGGGCAGGGGATCAGTCGGGCGCTCGATCTGCTTTACTAGTCTGAGGCGAAATTGCATGGCATCCTCCTAGAAAATCCTCCCTGCGGTTTTACTTGGACTTGTATATCCGCATTCGCTGCATCTGGTCGATTGCTTGCCGCAAGGTACGTCCGAGATTGCCGAGACCAAGCCCTCGACACTGAGCCGGTGGTTGCATCTTCGCGTGCAGTAATATCGGTTCCCTATTCGCCTCGGCTTCGAGATAGTCAAGGCGCTCTGCATCTTTACGCAGTTCGGCGAGCTCGGACGCGGGCACCTGGATTGCATCGTGCTCCGTCATGGCATATCGTCAATTTCTGCATACCCACACTCGTCGCAGGTCCAGACGTAGTAACCGCAGCCGTCCGCGTCGAATTCTTTTCTGCGCGTCCCGGTTTCATGCGGGCAGTTACCCATGGCGCGTTCCATCGCGTTATGCTCGCGCAGGGCCATCGCTTGTGCTTGCTCGCGCTCGATCTCGGGGAAAGCGTTGCGGCTCACGATTGGGCCTTGGTGATCGCCGCGCGGGCCTTCTCGCAGTCCAGACTGAAGTTGGCTGGAGATCCCTCACCCAGACGGTTAAATAAATACACAATGTCACGCTCATGCGATAGAACACGTTCGAGTGCAGCAAGCAGATCAGGCGCGGCGGAGATCAGCATAGCATTGGCTCGATCTTCATCTGGGCTGATACAATGATCGCGATTCATCGTGTCTGCAACGGGGCCGTACCGATTGAGAATCGGCGCATTAATGGCAAAGAAACCTGGATCATCTGGAGACGGTTTTGGATCGCACTGCTCGCGCTCTGCTTCCCATTGTCCAGGCGTGTGACTCATTTTCCATCCCTCCCTCTCTCGCGTTAAAATCAGACCGCAGTCGCACCGTTCCCTCGGCCAATGTTCCCGATGCGGTGTGCGCAGCGACGCGCAACTTGGTGCATGCATATTTTGTGCGGGCGAATGCTTGCGGCAGAAGTTTATAAACATATTCCAAGTCGGCGACCATTCGCGTCTAACTTCCCCGTTCAGGCCATGTTCGCGCGGGTAGCAAAATCCGCACCGCTCATCCGTGCGTGCCGCCATGGTTTGCGCGAATTGTTCATTGATAATGTTCGCTTCGATCATTTCCATTCTCCGTGTGCGTTAAAATTCCATCGCCGCGGCCAGACTCGCTACCTGCGCGCCACTTCGTCCGAGAATGCTCTTTCCGCCTCGCCCTCAGGATATTCGTCGTAGTGTCCTGCCTCAACCCGTGCGTCGAATTCAGCATTCAGCGCGTCGCACCGTTCCTGCGTGTAGCCTGCGGTATTTTCGAGTGTGAACATTTTTATCTCCCGGTTTCGCGCCGCCGCGCAGCGCACAGTTGCAATCCTACGCATGTTTGTGCTAGTGTGTCAACTATTTTGTAAATACGCGGATAGTATATTATGACAGCAGACGAAGTGCGCGACTTGATACGCGAACGGATCGGCGCTGGCACTCAGGTTGATTTGGCGCGCAAATTCGGCGTATCTGGATCATACTTGAGTGACGTTCTCAAAGGTTCACGCGAACCAGGCGGCAATTTGCTAGAAGCGCTCGGCCTAAAGCGAGTAGCGGATTACGTGCCCAAGCGCAAGGCGAAACCGGCATGATCGCCACCACCCCGCCGGAACTGCCCGCCGAGCGGTGCGGCAACTGCTCGATGGCCGGGCCGGCTGACGACGCGAGCGGCGTGCTGCACGATGCAGGCTGGCTGCACTGCGCGCACCAACGCACGTATGAGTACGTATCGCCGCGTCACGGTTGCCACTTCGATCCGTCGCGCTTTATCGCCAAACCGGAGCGGCAGGGATGAAAATCGCCATGCTCATGAATCGTCACCTCGCGCGCGCCGAGAACATTTTGGATGCGGCTGAGATTGTCCTCGACGACGAGCGGACTGAACTCGCTACTGATTTACTGCGCGCACTAGGCGAACGTAAAATTGCCGCCGTCTGTCGCGTGTTTAATGCGTTCCATGCAAAGCAGCCGTGGAACGATGCGCAGCAGTTGCGGTGCTTGTACTTATGCTTTTGCGCAACGGCGCTCACTGAAGGATTGCCGGAAATGCTGCCAGCATGAAAGAGTTGATCCCGCCGATCCTGCGCCGCCTGGGGCCGCTCTCAATCGAGCGCATCGGCGCCGAACTCGGCAATCCGAACGATCGCACCCTGCGCGCTTGGCTCACTGCGCTACGCGACGAAGGGCGCATCGTGCAGCGGTACGCGGGCAGAAACGGCATAAACGGGCGCGTCTATGCTTACGACATCGCGCCTGCGTACTCGCCGCTACCGACGATGCGCGCGACGGAATATCGCTGGCCGGTGCCAACGGGGTCTGACCCAGACCGCGTGCTCCGCTTATTCCGGCTGGATGGGCAGGGGGCAGAATGAGCGTGTGGGCAGACGGCGAATGGCAGCAGTACGATCCGAGGTGGACGCGGGAATATTGCGACTATGTGGACAGACTTCGCACGGAGGGCCTGCGTTACCATCCGGTCGGTTTTTGCCGCAAGTGCTGGACTGTTCACCTTGATCCGCACCTGAATCCGTGCGCGACACACTCAGACAGGCGCAACCCGCTGCATAAGCCTGATTGGGGAGCAAAAACATGAAACGCCTGCCGATTATTCGCCACGTCCGTTGGTTTATTCTGCACGCGCGATTTATGCAGTGGTGGTTTTCCGTTGGCCGGCATTACTGGCTTGTGCCGAACGATGAGGACATGCAATATCTGGAGGATGTATGGAACGGGAAACGTTGATTCAGCGTGACAATCAAGCCATGGCGCAAACACTCGATTACCTGCGCCAATCTAACCATAAAGAGCACGTTATTGCAGCGCGGTTATTTTCGGAATTGCAGACGGAGAGAGCGCGGCTGCGCGATGCGATTATGGAGATGTCACACTGCAATTTGCACACCGGCGACGGCCCGCATTGCGCTTGCTCGCAGCGGGAACGTGAAACTATTGCCAGCACCGTCCTGGGTCGATATGGGCACCCCGCCTGAGGCCGTGCGGCGGCTTTTCAGGCTGGAGTAAGGGGTAGGGCAGGGTGAAATGGCACCGCTGGCTATAGACCTGTTTTGCGGCCTCGGCGGCTGGACTGACGGACTTCTTGCCGAAGGCTACGACGTGATCGGTTTCGACATCGAGCGGCACGATTACGGTACAGGCAGCTATCCTGCGCAACTTGTGTTGCAAGACGTGCTGACGCTTCACGGCGCGCAGTTCAGGGACGCGGTGCTGATCGTGGCGAGCCCGCCCTGCCAAGCGTACAGCTACCGCGCGATGCCGTGGTCGCGCGCAAAGGCGTTGCCGCCACCCGATAATGCTCTGTTCGATGCGTGCTTTCGGATTCAGCGGGAAGCATGCGCGGCGGCTGACAGGCATATTCCGATGATCGTCGAGAACGTGCGCGGGGCGCAGAAGTGGGTGGGGCGGTCGCGCTGGAATTTTGGAAGCTATCATTTGTGGGGCGACGTGCCGGCGCTGATGCCGATGACTGCGCCACACCAGGTCATGAAACAAGGCATCGCACACCGGGGCGAAGGTGTAACTAATTTCCATGGTCCCCAATGCGAGGATAAGTCACACAAAGTCCCAGGTTTCCGTTTTGACGGCAGCGGAAGATCGTTTCAGACGGCGAGTGTAAAAATTCATGCGCAGGTATCAACAGAAGGCATCCGAGGCGGCACGGAAAGTAATGCCGCGCCTGCGCATGATACTGGCTTCAAAACGCACGGAATGAACTGGAGCAGCCGGGAGTTGCGTGGCCAGGACTTCACGCGCATCGCAGGCGAGCAAGCCGAGGGCGTGAAATTTTCGCAATCTGGCGCGGCATGGTTTGACGGCACGCCGCGCGACAAGATGCTCGGAGAAAAAGGCCCGGCTGCGTTCGGCTCCAAGAGCAGCGCCCGCAAAGCCGCATCCGCCGCAATCGCCAGGATTCCGTTTCCGCTCGCGCAGCATCTGGCTCGCGTGTTCAAGCCCACGCTGCCGGAGTGCTAAACTGCCCGGCAACCGCCCGCGGTAAGTTCCCTCCTGCGGGCGGCTAGGCCCCGGATCCTACGGCGCTCGCGTACCGTCCGGGGCCGACAGAACGCTTGAAGCGCGCGGTATCCTATCCTGCGCGAGTAGAGCCAGGCCGGGGTCGGGCGTGACGTTCGCCCCGGCCGCCTACGCTAGTCGTAAAATTCCTGACCGCGACTGTCGTACAGTGCGTTGGATGCCTGCTCAATCTCCATCCTGAGCATAGACTGATCGTTGTACAGTACGCGACTATCGTGCTCATAATCGATGCTGACGGGGCGGCTGTAGCCGCTCGCGCGTTGCACGTCGATTTTGACGATGCACAGTGCGTTGGGAAAATGGGCGCGAACGACGCGGCGATATTCGCGCGTCAGTGCGGCAATCCATTTATCGGTATTGAAACCCTCAGGGGAGTCGCCAGTGAGATACTGGTCGGAGATGATTACGGTAAAGCGGCTGCGGTTCCGATGGTTTGTCATTTTGCCACTCCAGCCCCTGTATTCCCCGAGGCGCGGTGTTCCGCGAAATCGCGGTACAACTGAACTATAAACAATGTGTAAAACAAATCAAGCCATTTTGCACATTTATTTTCGACCATGATCGTCAGCCGCAGAAAGCCGGGACCGGATCACAGCGCGGTGATGCGCGGGATTGCACGGATGCGCCGGTTTGAGCGCGAGCGGGCAGAATGGATCAGGAACCATCCGGGCGCGAGCCAGGACGAACTGCGCCGGGCGATGGATGAGCTCGCGGCGCGGCTGACGCCAGGCGCGTAGGGTTGATTTCCGGGCGCGCGTGATTTATTCTGAAAGGGTTGGACCTCAGGTTCAATAAAATCCTGCGAGCCCATATCCCGCGGTGCCATGAACGCCGCGGGTACTCGCACGTTCCTTTCATGGAGGATTATCATGCCAGCACCCTATTACGTCTCAGTCAGAGGCGGCCCGAATGGGGAATTCCCGAACAAACCGCACGCAACCTTGGAGATCGCCACGGCAGAGGCGCGCAGGCTGCATCAGTTGCTCAAAGGCGAGTACTTGGTGCGCGTGATGGAAACCACGCTCGACATTGACGCTACGCAAATCCGCATGAAAAGCGGAATACTTCAACCGAGAACGGTATATCAGCCTGTACGCAACCCGGAAGGGGAAACGTGGGAGCAGATACACGCTGCTAAAAAACTCAAAAAGAAAAGCGCGCCCGTTATCGTTGTAAAGCGCAAGAAAATCCTACAGGGAGCAGAAACGGAGGGCGCTTAGATGGCGCGCATCCGTTCGATCAAGCCTGAATTCTGGACAGATGTCGCAGTCGTCGAATGTTCGCCGAATGCACGCCTACTTTTCATCGGTACGTGGACATTTGCCGACGATTGCGGCAACCTGGACCGGTCAGCAAAGCAACTGAAAGTCCAAATATTCCCAGCCGACAATATCGACTGCGAGCCGTTGATTAACGAACTCACAAGGCACGAATTGCTGATCGAATACACCTCGGCCGGGAAAGCCTACCTGCACATCAAGAATTTCCGCCGGCATCAACGCATCGATCGCCCAGGCCCGCCACGTTTTCCCGAATTCGTCGAATATTCGTCGAAAAGTTATCCACAGGCCAATCAGGAACCATTATCATTACAAAACTCGGAACATACTGAAAACAAACAATTCGACGAACAGTCGTCGAATACTCGTCGAGCATTCGCCCCCGGAGGGGAAGGGAGTGGAGGGGAGTCGAAGGGAAAAGGAAAGGGAGAGGATTTATGCGAGCACCGCGCTTTGCCTGTGGATAACTCGCCGGCTCGGGCCGAGAAAACCCCCGAAAAGCCAAACCCGAAACCCCGAAAACCCAAACCCCTGCCCGAAGAGATTCCCAAACCCGAACCCCCGAAAACCGGATGGTGGAACACGGACCCCGGAATCCTTGCGACCGCGAAAACCCTCAACCTGCCGGCAATCAGCGGCGAAACCGTTCGCGCACTCAAAGAGCGTTGCTTCGCGGAAATCGAGCGCATGAAAAGCGCCAACGCAGTCCCTCTGCCGACAATTCAGCCGCCATCCTGCGCGCACTGCGGTGCACCCTTTGCCAACGGCGGATTCACGTCCATGTCCACCGGCAACGTGTGCAATCCCTGCTATGCCGCCTACCTGCGCTCAGAGTGGCAGCCAGGACAGCCGGATCAACCCCAAGCGCCAACTGCCTGAGTCGCCCGCCATAGCGTCAATATTCCGCCACCGGCGGCAGCAAGGCAAAACAAGCCGACATCGATTTAACTGACCCGCCTGGGATCACTTTGCCGGCAAAGGGTGGGGGCAGATTGCCACCTGCCTCGACCGGCGGGGGACCAAATCGGCCGGCATGCTCTAACTGGCACCGAAATAAATTAGTAAAACGGGTTGACGCTCTGTGACCAATGTGTAAATATTGGAGCATGGACGCCTACGCCGAATTTCTGCGCGCGAAAGCCGTGACTGATCCTGCGACCGGCCTCGCCGAAGTACCGCCGCTCAATCCGATGCTATTTCCTTTTCAGTCCGATATCGTGCGATGGGCGCTGCGGCGGGGGCGGGCTGCGCTTTTTGCCGATTGCGGGATGGGCAAAACGCCAATGCAACTGGAATGGGCGCATCATGTTCCGGGTGAAATTCTGATTCTGGCGCCGCTCGCAGTATCGGCGCAGACGGTACGCGAGGGCGCGAAGTTCGGGGTTGTCTGCTCCTACGCGCGGAACGAATCTCAAATCAGCGAACGCATCACCGTGACGAACTATGAAATGCTGGATCATTTCGACATTGAAAGATTCAGCGGCGTGGTGCTGGACGAGAGCAGCATCCTGAAAGCCTACGACGGCAAAACCAGAACTAAAATCGTTGATGGATTCGCGCAGACGCCTTTCCGCTTGGCTTGCACGGCAACTCCGGCGCCGAACGATTACATGGAGCTAGGCAATCACGCGCAGTTTCTCGGCGCGATGAGCTACACCGAGATGCTGTCCATGTTTTTCGTCCATGACGGCGGCGAAACGCAGAAATGGCGGCTGAAAGGGCACGCAGAATCGGAATTCTGGAAATGGCTTTGTTCCTGGGCGGTAATGATTCGCAAGCCATCTGATCTTGGATACGATGATGGCGATTTCAAGTTGCCTGAAATGGTGATGCACGATGTCACTGTTAAAGTCGATACGCCGAGTGAGGGGTGGCTTTTCCCAATCGAAGCGGCGAGTCTGCAAGAACGAATCGGCGCCCGCCGCGATACGGTAGCGGAGCGTGTCGCGCATTGCGCTGCGATAGCCAACGCAACCGATAAGCCATTCATGATCTGGTGCAATCTGAACAGCGAAGGCGAAGCGCTCAGAAAGGCGATACCAGGCGCAATCGAGGTCAAAGGTGCCGATTCGATCGAGAGCAAGGAACTGAACCTGCTCGCATTCAGCGAAGGGCGCATCCGTTGCCTGATAAGCAAGCCGTCGATTGCGGGCCACGGCCTCAATTGGCAGCACTGCGCCGATATGGCGTTCGTCGGATTGAGTGACAGCTACGAGCAATTTTATCAGGCCGTCAGGAGATGCTGGCGTTTTGGTCAAAAGCAGTCAGTAAATGTGCATGTAATCTGCGCCGAGACCGAAGGCGCGGTAGTGGCGAACATTAAACGCAAAGAGAGGGAGGCGCTGGCGATGGCCGAGAATATGGTCGAGAACATGCAGGAATTGAATGCGGCGGCGCTGCGCGGGGCGAGTGTACGCAGCAAGACTGCATACGAGCGTGACGTGCGCAGCGGCGAAGGATGGACTTTGCACTTGGCCGATTGCGTGGAGCTCGCTGGCGAACAGGCAGACGAGAGTATCGACTATTCGATCTATTCGCCCCCATTCGCCAGCCTTTACACCTACAGCAACTCGGACCGTGACATGGGCAACTGCGCCGACGATGCGCAATTCATGGAGTCGTATCGCTTTATCGTCGCCGAAATTTTCCGCATAACAAAGCCGGGGCGGCTCACGTCGTTTCACTGCATGAACATGCCGACTAGCAAAGTCCGTGACGGCGTGATTGGCTTGAAAGACTTCCGGGGCGAGTTGATCCGCATGCACATCGAGTCCGGCTGGATTTATCACAGTGAAGTGTGCATCTGGAAAGACCCGGTGACGGCGATGCAGCGCACGAAGGCGCTCGGCCTGCTCTACAAGCAGATCAAGAAGGACTCGGCGATGTGCCGTATGGGGATTCCCGATTATGTAGTGACCATGCGCAAACCGGGCGAGAATGCCGAGCGCGTAACGCACACGCCCGATGATTTGCCGGTGCATGAGTGGCAGAAGATCGCCAGCCCGATCTGGATGGACATTAACGCGAACGACACGCTGCAATTTCGTTCTGCGCGCGAGCACAACGACGAGCGCCACATTTGCCCGTTGCAGCTTGAAGTAATCCGCCGTTGCCTGCGCCTGTGGTCTAATCCTGGCGATGTGGTTTTCAGCCCATTCGCCGGCATCGGATCAGAGGGGTTCGAGTCGCTGCGCGCTGGACGCAAGTTCATCGGCGCCGAACTTAAGCGATCGTACTGGCAGCAAGCGTGCTTGAATCTTGCGCAGGCGCTGCGCGAGCAGCAAGGGCTTTTTTCGGAAGTCGCATGACGAAATGGTGCCCAGGCTGCCAAGCCAAACTGCCCGGCCGCGCGTTCGGCGACAACAGGAGCACGAAGGATGGGCGCATGCCGTACTGCCGGGATTGCATGGCCAGAATCGTCCGCGAGCATCGGGTGCGCGTGGGCAAGACGCAGGCCGGGCGCAAGGTTGGGCGACCGCGGAAGGCGGCGGCATGATTTTGGGCCTGGATCCCGGTACGACGGAGAGCGCAATCATTGCGCTGGAGTCTGACGGTGTTATCGGCATGCACGATAAGCTGCCGAATGATGGTTTGCTTGTGCGGTTGCGCAGCTATTGCGATGCTGTTCACGACTTGCTTGCGATCGAGGACATTGAGGCGCGCGGGATGGCAGTCGGGCGCGAGACATTCGAGACGGCGAAGTGGATAGGGCGCTTTGCCGAGGCATGGCAGAATCGTGGCGGCAAGGTGGTGCTGATCTACCGGCGGCAGGTGAAGATATTCCATTGCGGTTCAGCCAAAGCCGGGGACTCGAACATTCGCGCCGCGATTATCGACCGATACGGCGGGCAGCCTGCGGCTATCGGTTTGAAACGCTCGCCTGGGCCTTTGTTCGGGATCAAAGCTGATCGATGGTCGGCGCTCGCTGTGGCCTTGACAGCCGAGGGTAAGCCAGCGAATCCTGCGCTCGCCATGCCGCAGGCGAAAATACTGGAACTGCCGGTTTGACCGACTTCACCCTCGTCGGCGAGCTGCTGCGAACGGATTTGAAGCGGCAGACTGAGGTTTGGAGTTGCGAGTAGGCTATGCCTAGGGGATAGTCCACGGATAGGATATGGGTATTGGCGCAGGCGGACGTACGCCGAACAGGGAAAGGATGCCGAAATCGGTTCAAACCGCCGGTAAGCGCGGTTTCAGCGGTAGAACCGATTTTTGATACCTGGGTATGTCCGGATGTGGCTTGGTGCTGCCGGACTGGTTTTATCAGGGTTTTAAGCGGTTTCGGCACCATTGCTGGCACATTTTCTTGCCAGCCGAACGGCGTTTTCCGATAGTTCCTGAATTTTGGCGGGAGATTCAGCGGCCCAAACCTGTTTGAGGAAGGCGTAGTGGATTCCGCCGGCGGCTGTCACGAAGCAGCCGAATTTCTGAATTTCAGGCGGGATTGGAATGTCACGCCGGGTGCCAATGAGTGCATCAATCTGACGTTTAGTCTCGTCAAGTTGTGCAGCTATTGCGCGCATCTGGCCGAGTTCGGATTCTTCGCACCACTTCTTTTCCACCATGGCGTCCAGAAGGTAATTCAGGGTTCTGAAAAACAGTTTAGGGCGTTGATCCGCCTTTAATTTTCTGTTCTGTTGTATTCCCATCCATTGCAGTGAGTCTGATTCGATTCGGCAACGTGAATTGACGTCGATTTGCATGATGTGCTCCTGATAGCGGTTGAGTGAGTGCTGGCGGCCCTGGCGATATCAGGCGCCTGAGCCTTTAACCGTCTCCACGGACCAGCGATATGAGCATAGCATCTGTGGGCGCAATTTGACACATTCACGCACATAAGCGTAAGGTGCTGATTTTTCAGGTCTTGAAATCACACCACAATGGCGAAACGCGGCGCCCCGCTCGGTAATAAAAACAACAACGATCGCAAGCGTGGCGCAATTTTCCTTGAGGCGCTGTATCGGTGCATCGCGCAGGATGATGGCGAACGGGTCCGCCAAGCCGCGGACAAACTTCTGATTCTCGCCTCGGCCGGCGTACCGTGGGCGACGCAGATGCTTGCTGAGCGGCTGGACGGGAAGGTGCCGCAGGCGATCACCGGGGCGGATGGCGGATTGTTCCAGGTGGTGATAAACGCCACGGCGCGCGACGAGACGCTTTGATGGCTTTTGCGCTCACCACGAAACAGGAACAGGCGCAAGCAATCTGCGCCGGCGACGCGACGCACATCCTGTTATACGGAGGCAGCCGCAGTGCAAAAACTTTTCTCTTGATGCGCAACATCGTCATGCGCGCGTTGAAGGCGCCGGGATCAACTCATGCGGTGCTGCGTTTCCGCTTGTCGCATTGCGTATCGAGCGTGGTGCAGCAAACATTCCCGCGTGTGATGGCGCTCGCTTACCCGGACGTGCCGTATCACGTCGGCGGGAACCTGATAGCGCAGATCGGCAAGTCCCAAATCTGGTTTGGTGGATTGGATGACAAAGATCGCGTGGACAAAATTTTGGGGCAGGACCACGCGACGCTGTTCTTCAACGAGTGCTCGCAAATTCCATTCGCAGCGCGCGAGACCGCGACGACGCGCTTGGCGCAACTTGTGGAACAGCACATGACGAACAGGGCGCCGACAATGCTCAAGCCCAGGGCCTTGTACGATTGCAATCCGCCAAGCAAGGCGCATTGGGCGTACAAGTTATTCATCCAGAAAATCAACCCAGATACGCGCCTGCCCCTCTCGCATCCGGACGATTACGCCTGCATGCAAATGAACCCGCAGGACAACGCGGAAAATCTGCCTGCGGAATATATGGCGACGCTCAACGCACTCTCGCCGCGGCTGAAAAAACGTTTCCTTGCCGGCGAATTCGCCGACGCGACGCCGAATCAGTTATTCTCCGAGGAGACGATCGAGAAATGGCGCGTGCTCGACGGCGATCTGCCGGACTTCGTGCGCGTGGTGGTGGGAGTCGATCCGTCCGGCTCTGGCGACATGGACAATGCTGACAACGATGCAATTGGAATCGTCGTGGGCGCCCTCGGCACGGATGGAAATGCCTATGTGCTGGAGGACTGCACTGTCAAGGCGGGGCCCGCGACCTGGGGCAAAGTTGCCGTGGACGCATTCGACCGGCATGCGGGGGATATGATTGTCGGCGAAGTGAACTACGGCGGGGCGATGGTCGAGGCGACGATACAGACCGCGCGCCGCGCGCAGGGATCGCGCAGGTTGCCCTACAAGGCGGTCACGGCCACGCGGGGCAAGGTGGTGCGGGCCGAGCCGATATCCGCGCTCTACGAAACCGGAAAGTGCCGGCATGTCGGATATTTCCGCGAGCTTGAGGACGAACTGAGCGGATTCAGCACGGTTGGCTACCTGGGCGATCGCAGTCCGAACAGGGGCGACGCGCTGATATGGATGCTCACGGAACTATTCCCCGGCGTAGTCGCGCCGCGCCGAGAGAAAAAGCCGCTTGAGCAGCGCACGATTGTGGGCGGATCATGGATGACGTGATGCTTGCGGAAATTGTAATCGTGTGCGGACTGATATTCATTCTTTGCGCTATTGTCGAATGGGCGCTGAGCGAATGACCCCCGGCAAACGCACGCACAAATCGGCTTCGCTGCGGGTGGCGATCCCGACCGGGTTCCCGGTTGAGTTTTGGGAAACTTGCCGCGAACTCGTTTCGGTGCAGTCCTCCGCTCAAGGACGCGGCGACGCGACTGCGCTTGTTTGGGCTACATGTCGCGAAGCGGATCAGGCGTGGCTCGCGCTTATCGTGAAGCCGGAAGTATTCGCGCCCGGTCTGACGATAGAGCGGTTGCGCCGGTGGTACGCTAAATTCGGTTTCGTGGAGATTCAGGCGCAGCCGTGCTTGCTTGCGCGCGTGCCGACGATTAATGTGGACAAGAGTCAACGTGCTCGCGCGCGGCATTTCGCTTTGGCAGTTCAGACCGCCAACGCGCGCCGGCCCGAGCGTGTAGTGAGAATCGCGCATGGCTAGCGAATTTGAGATTGAATTCGTTCCGCTTGGCTGGCGTAGGGGAGACAAGCTTTCGTTGCGCAATGCCCCGCCGAATGGGCGCGGTTTTGTCGCTTTACACTCTGACTGCTTGGGAATTTACGATGTACATCCGAAATCAATTGCCGCCGTAGAGTTTTGGAGCGGAGAAGAGGCCAAAATCAACGCATGGCTGAAATGGTGGCGGGCAAATGGCCTATAGCGCAAACGAACCCGACGCCGAAGATTTGCCGGATGCGGGCGAGCAGTCGGACGAGGAAATTTTAGAGGAAGCGCGCGAACGCTACGCCATCGCCGAAGCAGCCGAAAGCGAGAACCGCGTAGACGCGCGCGACGATCTGCTTTTCTTGAAGGGCGGAACGAATCAGTGGGATCCCATCGCGGTGCAGCAGCGCACGATCGCGCGCCGGCCGATGATTACGGTCAATTCGCTGCCCACGTACCTGCATCAAGTCACGAACGATCAGCGGCAGAATACGCCGTCGATCAAGGTACATCCTGTCGGCGACTCAGCCGATGACGACACCGCGAAGGTGCGCCAAGGGATGATCCGGCACATTGAGTACGAATCGAATGCTGATGCAGCGTATGACACCGCAGTCAACAGCGCGGCCGGAATTGGCTTCGGATATTTTCGCCTTGTGCCGGAATACTATGACGACAAAACCTTCAATCAAAAGCTGTGCTTCAAGCGCATACGTAATGCGCTCAGCGTGAAGATCGATCCGCTGAATACGGAACCAGACGGCAGCGGCATGCAATGGTGCTTCATCGAGTCGCTGATCGATCGCAAGGAATTCAAGCGGCAGTTTCCGAAAGCGAAAGCATGCGATGCGTCGCTATTTAACGGCGCATCCGGCTACAGCGCATGGGGCAGCATGGACAATGTGCTGATCTGCGAATACTACCGGATCGAAAAGACGGCCGCGACGGTGGTGCTGCTATCGAATGGCGAGAGCGGCTTTAAGGACGACTTGCTTGAGTTGCCGCCGGGCGTGACGATCGAGAAAGAGCGGCCGGGCACGCGCTGCCGTGTGATGTGGCACAAAATCACTGCCGTCGATATTCTGGAAAAGACCGAGATCAAGTGCAAGTGGATTCCGGTATTCCCAGTCTACGGCGACGAAATCGACATCGAAGGCAAGGTCACGCGCAGCGGGATGATTCGCAATGCAAAGGGGCCAGCGCAAAGTTATAACGTGTTCATGACCGTGGCAACGGAGGAAGTGTCCGCGCGCAGCAAATCGCCGTGGGTGATGGCAGAAGGGCAAGAGGAAGGCCACGAGGACGAATGGGGCGCCGTGGCGAGCTCAATTCTGCCGTACGTGCTCTACAAGCCGACGACGGTTGATGGGCATATTGTTCCCGCGCCGCAGCGTCAGCCGATGGCGGATATTCCTGTCGGGTTCCTCGCGTTGGCGATGCATGCTGGCGACAATGTAAAACAAACAACCGGAGTTTTTACAGGCACATTCCAAGGGCGACTTGGCGCAGCGGGTACGGCGAAATCCGGCATCCAGGAGCAGCGCCAGCAGAGTCAGGGCGAAATGGCGTCGTTTCATTACATGGATGGATTGATGAGGGCGATCAGGCAAGCCGCGCGCTGTCTCAACTACATGATCCCGTACTATTACGACTGGCAAGGCGCAGCGAAGATCATGAATGAGGACGGTACGATTGGGCACGCGCCGATCAACACGCCGCAGGTTGAGCAGGACGAGACCGGGCAAGCGATCACGCGAATCTTGAACGACATGACGGGCGGGGAGTACGACACGACGGTATCGAGCGGGCCGAGCTACAGCACGCTGCGCCAGGAAGCCGCTGACGGCATGGCCGAGAACATGGCGAAGAATCCGGGCTTGTGGAACGTGATAGGCGATCTGTACGTGAAGAATCAAGACTGGCCCGGCGCCGACGAAATGGCCGAGCGCATCGCCAAGACGATCCCGCCGCAGATCCGCGGGCCGCAGAAGGGCGAGCCCGACGAACCCGTGATCCAGACGCCGCAGGGGCCGATTCCAGCCGCGCAAGCCGGGCAGATGATCGCCCAGATGCAAGAGCAATTGCAACAGGCGCAGGAGACGCTAAAGAAGGCCGATATCGCAGGCCAGCAGTTGAACGCGATGAAACAACAGCAGGTCTTGAATGAGCAGCAGCTTGAACCGCAGCGCCAGCAAGCCGAGCAGATGAAGCTGGCTGCCGCAATCGAGGAAGCGCGCGCAAAGACCATGACGGCGCAGGCCGACTTGCTGCGGGCGCAGGCCGAGGCGCAGTCCGTGCCGCACAATGCCGCGAAGGGCGCGCAGGAAGCCCAAACGGCGCACATGAAGGCGCAGGTCGATCTGTTGCACGAACAGCAGCGCATCGAAATCGAGGCCGCGAACGCCGCCGCAGAGGGGCTGAATGGCGAGAAAGGCGAAGCGTTCGAGGCGTGGAAGGCAACGCTTGAAGCGCACACGAAAATCCGCGTCGCAGAGATTATGGCGGGGTCGAAGCTCGCCGTAGCCGATAAAGCGGCCAAATCAAAACCGAAAGGAAACTCCAATGGTCAAACTGCCTAACTTTCTGCGCCAGTACATCCTGCGGCCACCTTCTGACTTCATCACCTCGCGCTCGCTTGCCGCAGGCGTGGCCGAAACGCTGACACCGCCGGCTGGCGCCAATTGCGTGATTCTCTCGGCTACATCGGACTTTGCCGTCGTCAAGAATGCAGTCGCAACCGTGCCCGCTGACGTGACCGATGGCACGGCGAGCGAGTTGAACCCGATCGGATACGAACTGTACGGCGTGCAAACTTTGAGCGTTATTTCGATCGCAGGCGGACTCCTGACGGCAGCCTGGTACTCTTGATGCGCGCAGGGTTTCCAAAGGAATTTGTAGCGTCAGATCGCCGCGGCGAGATATTCACGCGGCTGAGCGATTCTGAAGCTGGCGGCGCAGGCGGGGGTGGTTCGCCATCGTTCTTGCTGCTTCTAGATGATCTCGGCAATGGCATCGTCAATACCGTTCCGGTAATTGCTTTAGGCTCTGCAACGCCGACATTCACCAACGCATCGGTCAGGTGGACAAAGCTCGCAAGCGGGTTATGGGGGCAGGTCGCAACGGGTATCGCGCGATCAAGCTACTTTGGCCGCGATACTGCGGTAGGAGCATACGGCGGCTACCTGAGCGAGCCTGCAGGCGTGCAGTTGACTACGCCTACCGCAGCGATTCGGGATATGACTAATGCGGCCTGGATCAAGGTCGGAGCGCCAACGGTTACGCTGACCGGGACAGGCATTGATGGTGTACCTAACTCATGCACCCGCATCGTGGCGAACGCGCCGAACACGACTCTCTTGATAACGCTGGTTGCTGCGGCTTCGGCACGCACCTACAGCCCATTCATTCGCCGTGTTGGCGGCAGCGGCACTATCCTGATCCAGCAGGGCGTTACGACACTGGACGTTACCGCAAGCCTGAATAGCGTTACGCTCACCCGCTGCGAACTCAATACGAGCGTGCTCAACGTGGCCTATGGCGTGTTGATCGGCTCGACCGGCGATTCGATTGACGTGGACTTCAACGGATTCGAGGCGTTGACCGCAACGCAGTTCGCAACAAGTCCGATGGCAAGTACTGGCGCAGCGAGAGCAGCAGACCGCATGGACTTTCTCGCGGCCGGCAATGTGGACTTCACGCAAGGCACGGCGTATGCGGAGCTTTCAACGAATTACACGATTAGCCCGGCTAACGTAGCCGCACTCGCGGCGACGATGAACGGACAGATGTTAGCCGTCGGTGTGGGCGGCGCGGCAACGGGCATCACGGTGTTTGACGGCAATTCGTCTACGACAAAATCTGGCCTCTCCAGCATGAATACTGCCGTGAGAAAACGCGCAAGTTCCTGGGGGCTGGCAGGCCAGATGGTTACAGGCGACGGCGCAGCGCCTGGGGTGGCTGCATTCGACGGAACGATGGGCGCGGGGCCAAATATCGAAATAGGCCACTTCGCAGGAGCCAATCAATGGGGCGGCAGCATTCGCGGTGTGCGCATCTTCCCCGCTCAACTAACCTCGGCGCAGTTGCAAGCTCTAACAGTCTAAGGAGATCACGATGCCGCAAATCACACTGACAGCGACCGCAGGCCAAGCCGCAGCCGTGCAGCACGATGTCGGCAAAGCCCTCAATCTCGGACGCGATGCGACGCTCGCGGAAGTCACTCAGTACGCGCGCGACCAGTTCGAGGCGTTGCACCAGCAAATTTTACGAAACGAATCCAATGCTGCGCTGGTAATTCCGCCGTTGGCGTTGACGTAGGAGGAAATGATGGAAAATGCGGCTGGATTGACAACGGGCACGGATACGGGTATATCTGGCGGCGCTGATGCCGCCGCTCCAGGTGGTTCAGCCCTACCGGCCCCCGGCGCCGAAGACCAAGCCGGCGCACCCGCCACGACGGAAGACCTCGCGCAAAACGCAGCAGAGACTACCGAGCAGCAGGAAGCTCGGAAGCAGTCCGCCTTTCAGCGTCGCCTAGACCGGCAGAGAACCGCCCGAGTCGCAGCAGAAACCGAAGTCAGGCTGCTCCGGGAGCAGAACCAGCGGCTCGAAGCGCAGTCTCGGCCGGCGCAGGAAACAGGCGAGCCAAAGCGCGAGCAATTCGAGGACTACGAAACCTACTTGCGCGCCGTCACGCGGTACGACGCGGCGCAGGTGGCGAATCAAAGTCTCCAGAGCGAACGCCAGGCACGCCAGCAAGCCGAACAGCAGGGCCGCGAGGTAGCGAGCACGCAAAAGCTCGCCGCCGACTGGCAAGCGCGGGAAGCCGCGTTTCAGGCCGCAACGAAGGATTATGCGAGCGTCGTCTCCGCGTACGTTGAGGAAGGGCTGCCCGACCTCTCCGGCGCCGCGCGAAGGGCGATCGTGGAATCCGAAGTAGGACCGGCGCTCTTGCACCATCTTGCGAAAAACCCTGACGTGGCCGAGCGGATTACGGACCTCTCTCCGCTGCGGCAAGTGGCCGAACTCGGCAAACTGGAAACCAGCCTAGCGAGCCCGGCCGGGAAGAAAGGAACGAACGCGCCGGCACCGCCCTCGCCGTTAAACGGTGGGCGCAGCATCTCCCGAGAACTCTCCGGGGATATGAGCCAGAAAGAGTACGAAGCGCTACGCGCGAAGCAAGGCGCGCGATGGGCGCGAAGATGAAATAGGGGCGCGGGGCATCGCAGGGATGCGACCTCCGCGCTAAAACGTGAGTAAGGCTACCGCCGCGAGGCGTCGCTGGAAGGAATCGCAAGATGTCCAACGTTCTTGTCACATCGTCTCTGGTGGCGAAAGAGGCGCTCGCCGTCCTGAAAAACATGCTGTCCTTTGCCGCTGCGGTCAACCGCGACTATGAGGACGAATATGCATCGAACATGAGTCGCGGCTACGCGCCAGGGGCGACGATCAACATCAAGCGTCCGCCTCGCTACACCTACCGCGCGGGCAGAGTCGCAGCGCCACAGACCACGGTGGAAACGACAATTCCGCTGACGGTCTCGCAGGGCGGCTGCGATATTTTCTTCAACTCGTTTGAGCGCACGCTGTCGCTCACGCAGTTCGAGAAAAAAGTGCGCGCTGCGATGGCGCCGGTTGCGAACGAAATCGACCGGCAGGGCTTGCAACTCGCGCACTTCTCGACATTCAACACGCTGAATCCGACCGGCGCACTGCCGACGACGCAGGCGCTCGCAATCAACGCGCTCACGTCGATCAATCAGCGGCTAGACGAAATGGCGGCGCCTGTCAAAGACGGCAACCGCAACATCGTGATGAATCCGGCGCTAAACGGCGCCATGATCCAGGGCTTCGCGGGCCTATTCAACATGGCCGAGAAAATCTCAGGACAATACCGCACCGGCTACATGCAGGACTCGTTCGGCATTCATCCTGCGATGGACCAGAACGTCGACGTGCATACGAACGGCGCGGGCACGGCATCGAACATCAACGGCGCGAATCAGGTCGGATCAGCGATCACGGTGGCGGCAACTGGCGCAGGCACGATCACGCGCGGCACCACGATCACGCTGCCTGGCGTTTTCGCGGTCAACCCGCAGTCGCGCACGTCAACGGGTGCGCTCGCCAATTTCGTGATTACGGCGGACGTGGCGCAGGGCGCAGTATCGCTGCCGATCAGTCCGGCAATCGTGACCTCGGGACCGTTCCAAAATGTCACGGCTTCACCGACTACGGCGCAGCCGTTCGTGATTCTCGGGGCCGCCAGTACGGCGTATTCGACGAATATCGGGTTCCATCAGGATGCGTTCACGCTGGCAATGGTGCCTTTATATCAGCCGCCTGCCAATGGCGTAATGTCTGTGAAGAGTGTATCGGACGAAGGATTTACATTGCGCGTGCTCGAATACTTCGACGGTGCGCAAGATATCGCCAATATGCGGATTGATGTGTGCTTTGGGTATGCCGCGACTTACGCGGAGCTAAGCACCAAATATTACACGATCCCATGATGCTAAATCATGCATCCATCGTGCAGTTTGCGCTTGGCCTCTACATAGGCCGCGTGGGCTTCTTCGGGCGTGCCAAAAACGCCAAGCCACTTTTTTCGTCTAGCAACAGTTATTCCGGCACACCATCCTTTGTGGGACTTGCTCCAATAAGCGCCAAGCAAACCAGATTTGCTCGATATTCGCGCATTTCGTTCGTTCTGAGCATTCAGCTTCTCAGTAGCTTCGCGCAGATTTTCAATTCCGTTGCCTGCTTCCTTTCCATGCTTGTGATCGACGTCCACAAACGGCCAACGTCCATGCACGTAAAGCCAAGCGAGTCTATGCGCGGCGTAGTTTGCGCCGTCAACGTAGATGTAAATGTACCCGTCGTGGTGGTGGCTGCCGGCAATATCGCCAACGCGACTACCGCGCCGGTTGTCAGTGAGTCTGGTAAAAACTCCGCTCACTGGATCGTAATGAAGCAACTCTTTCAACCGCTTTTGCGTAAGAGTACGATTGCGCTTGCTCATGCTGTTGCCCTCTACGGCAATGGGATGGGAAGTGGCGCTCAAGGGGTCACGTCCTTGGGCGCTGCGATCAGCATAGCATAAAGGACAATCATGACAATCAAGCTCTTGAAGGAATATGACGGCTATGCTGTGGGAACGCTGCTCACACTGCCCGAGTCGAAAGAATCCGAACTGGTCGGAAAGCAAATCGCCTCCGTCGCGCCGCCGCAGCCTCCGGGTATGCCGGCGCCTGAGCGCAAGGCCGTTCCGCTACCGCCGCCGAAGCCGCTCACTGTTCCCGAATCACTCGGCGCGTTGCGTGCGCACGTCGTCTCACTGCGCAACCAACTCGCGCGCGGATCGAAAAGCGACATCGATGCAATCGGCGCGCATCTGACCGATCTCGTCGCGTGGATCGATGCAGTGATCGACGACAAGCACCACAATCCGGGCTCGATTGCGACGATCGCGATTGATCCTGTCGCGGCGCACGCGGCCGATGTGAAGGCCGAAAAGGATCGAGTCGCAGCGGAAAAAGCTGAGAACCATACGTAATCGCCAACGAAAAGGAAAAGGAATCACATCATGGTGCTTTTGAATCGTGCGTATGGCGGCTATGCCTCGGGGACCATCGTCGAACTGCCGGCAGACACGGAAGCCGCACTCATTGCGCAAGGGCTTGCAGTCACGAACGCGGGGCCCGCGACATCTGGAGCGGTATCGACGACGTACAACAGCGGGACTGTCACCGTCGCCATTGGTGCGGCGTCCGTCGTTGTCACGAATCCACAATGCACAGTGAGCAGCAAAGTCTGCGCCTACGTTTCGCAGGCGGCGGCAGACGGCACGCTGTTGCGCGTGGAGCGCATCGTGTGCGCGGCGGGATCGTTCACGATCTTTGGCACGGCAAATGCGACCGCGGCAACCGCGATCGATTGGATCTTGTTTCCAGCGCCGGGTGGCGTGTAATCTCGCGCCATGATTGCAAATGCCGAGCGCTACTGCTCTCCAGTACATCGAGGATGCGCTTGGGTTAACAAGTTCCCTCGGCACGGATCAGACGCTCACTTTTGACGAGACGTCCGACTGCCTCCGCAAGTTCAACCAGCTTTTGGATAGCTGGAGCGCGCAAAATCTCGCGGTCTACGGCACGGCCAATCAGACCTTCAACAGCGTCGCCAATTTAGCGACGTATCCCATCGGCCCCGGATCCACGTGGAACGCAGATCGCCCGCAGCGCATCTGGGAGCCCGCGTACACCGTCATCAACGGCGCCACGTTCGCTTGCACCATGATGACGCAGGCAGAATACAACATGGTAGGAGTAAAGACTCAGCCCGGCCAGTTCCCGCTTCGTTACCTCTTCATCAACGATTTCCCGGCCGCATCGGTGACGCTGTGGCCGGTTCCTGACGCGATTATTCCGATCACGTTTTCGATTGATCGGCTGCTGACGCAGGTCGCGGCGGTCGGAACCACGATTTCATTCCCTCCCGGCTATGCCAAGGCATTCGTTGAAAACCTGGGGATTGACCTCGCGCCAATTTTCGGCAAGAAGTTGTCGAACTATCCCGAACTGATTCAATCAGCGCGCGAATCCCTCGGCATCGTCAAGCGTTCGAACAGAAAGCCGCGCGTGCTGCAACTGGATGCGGCGATTGCCGGGCTTGGCGGGCGACGCGGCTGGCTTGGTCCGAACGGGTTCGGCGGGTGAGTCGTGCCGACTATGGATGAAATCCTGCAAGCGCAACGGCAGAACACGCCGAGCACGTTTGAATCGTTGATGGGCGCGGCGCGCGATCCGCAGTTCTACCGCGATATGGGGAGCCGGGTTTATGATGCTCTGGCGGATGGCGTGCGCAATGTGTTTCCGACTGGCGCAAAACCTGGGGGCAGTCTTGCACAGCGCGGCGTACCTGTTGATCCTGGGTACAATCAGAAGATTCAGAACCTGGGATTTGCTGGAATGACTGCGACGCGGGCAATAGTTTCAGGGATCGGGAAAGATTTAGTAACGCTGTATCACGGTACAAGCAAAGACGCGGCGGATTCGATTCGCCAATCTGGCACAATCAAAAGCGGTGACTATTTCGGCAATATCAGAGGGGTTTCATTAACGCCAAACAAGAAAGTTGCGGAGGAATTCGGTTCCGAAGTTATTGAGGTAAAGATACCAAAGAAACGCCTTGTAGTTGATCCAGAATCAGTAGATAACGCAGACATCGGCAGCGCTCTGCGCGACGGCGCAAGTGTCTACGCTACCGGGGATGTATTGCTGTAATGCCGCGCATTTCACTCCTGGGTCTCGGGCAACTCGCGCGCAGTTCGTTCGTAACGGCGAACGGAATTACCAATATGGCGGTAGAGTCCAGACCGCAAGGCGAAAAGAGCATCCTTGTCGCTTTTTCCACGCCGGGCCTGCGCCTATTCGCAGACTTCGGCCCGATGCCCGTTCGCGGCGGCATCGCGTTCGAGGAATTGGACGTGTGCTTCGTCGTTCATCTCGGCAACCTGTACGAAGTGAACAATATCGGCGTGGCGACGGTGCGCGGCATGCTGCTGACGACTCAAGGCCGCGTCGGCATGTCGCACAACACGGTGCAGGTCATGATCGTGGATGGCACGGCGGGCTACATCTACAACACCGTGACGCATGCATTCGCGCAGATTACGGACCCTGATTTTCCGGCGAATCCTGCAACCGTCACCTATCTGGGGCGCCGCTTCGTCGTCAGCATCCAGGACTCCAGCCGCTTCCAAGCGTCCGACATTGACGACGGCCTTTCGTGGGATGCGCTCAACTTTGCAAACGCCGAGGTGAGCCCGGATCAAATCGTGCGCGCCTACGCGAGCAACGGGCAACTGATCCTGCCGGGCTATCTCGTCACGGAATTCTGGGGCAACTCGGGCACCGCGGATTTCCCGTTCTCGCAGTTGCAGGGCACGGCGAACGAGTGGGGGCTTGCCGCGCGCTACAGCATTGCGCGCTTCGACAATACGTTCTGCATGTTGGTCCAAAACAGAATGGGCCAAGTGATGATCGGGAAGATGAACGGCTATCTGCCAGAAAAAATCTCGTCTCAAGACATGGATTTCGTCATCAACCAGTACGCCGTGACGACGGATGCGAGCGCACTTTCCTACATGTGCAACGGGCACCCGATGTACCAGATCAACTTCCCGAGCGTGCCGGCATCGTGGCTCTACGACGGCTCGCAGAATCCTGGGCAATGGTCGAAGGTCAAGAGCTTCGGCATCGCGCGGCATCTGGCCGAATTCGGCTTCACGCTGCTTGGCCAGCAGATCGTGGGCGATTTCTCGACCGGGCGCCTGCATCGGCTCGATTGCAACGCACTCACCGACAACGGCGCATCGATCGAGCGGGAGATCGTGAGCGAGACCGTGGCGAATCCGGGCTTGGAGTACCTGCAAGCCGATTGTTTGCGAATCGATATGGAAGTCGGCAACGGCACGGCGACGGGGCAGGGGTCGAATCCGCAGATTGGCCTATCCGTATCGCGCGACAACGGCAAAACCTGGGGCGCGCAGATGTGGAAGACGATGGGGGCGATCGGGCAGTTTCGCACGCGCGTGGAGTGGCGCAGGCTCGGAACGGCACGTTCGTTCGTTTTTCGTATCACGGTCACAGATCCTGTGCCAATGGTGATAGTGAGCGCAACGCTGAATCCGGATGACTGAGAATGGCGGCACTCATAAATGCGCCCCCCGAAACTCCAGTCGATCGATTGGACGATGACGGTTCCATGCTCGCGGTCAATCCATCGTGGCGCAATTGGTTCGGCGCGGTATTTTTGATCTGCAATGCCATGGTGCAGAGTGGGACTACGGCGCAGCGCCCGGTCAAGCTGCTTTGGGTCGGGCGAATTTTCTACGACGTCACGATCGGCAAACCGATTTGGATTGCATCGCTGACGCCTACGGTCTGGGTTACGGCGGACGGCATCCCGGCATAGGGACACATCATGGCTGCAAACACATTCAGCGCACTGACCAATCCGACGCCCTCGGCAACGATGGGCGGACTGCAACAGCCCGCTCCTGTTGGTAGGTGGATATTGGCAGAATCGGGCTATCACTTTTCGCCAGAGATTTTGCAAAAAGTCCTGAGTGATCCGCGTTCGCAGTTTGGCACTGGATCGACATATGTGAATGACGTAACAGGAGAGATAAGCCCGAATGGACCGCCTCCTGGGCAGCCGGCTTGGGACGCGGGCCGAGATGGTCAGGCGGTGCAGGTCGATAACGGCATAGATCGATACAAGCCTACGCCAGAATGGCAGGCGCAGATTGACGCGAACAAGGCGCGAAACAGCAATCCATTTGGCCCAGGTGTCGGCGGCATTCTCGGCGGCCTCGCGGCAGGCTCGGCGTTCCTGCCATCTGCCGCAGCCGCGTTTGCGCCAGCCGCCGCTGCTCCGGCTGCCGCTGCTCCGGCTGCCGCTTCGACCGGCGAGGCGTTGCTCGGACCTGCAACAGGCTTTGTGCCTTCCGGTTTGACCACGGGCGCCGGCGCCACAGCGGCGCAAGGCGCAGCCGGCGGTTTTTCGGTCATCCCAGGCTCGACCTCGCTCGGCGGGGCGCTAGAGGCTGCGGTCGGGAACGCGGCGGGGCAATCGCTCATTCCAGGGTCGCTGGCTACCGCCGGCGCAATGGGTACTCCTGCACTCTCCCCTGCGCTCCAGGCGCTTCTCGCGGGTGGTGCTGGCGCCACTGTTGCTGGTTTGGCGCCGGCGGCTGTTCCGAGCGTCGCGCCAGTGGCTCCTGCGCCGGTTGCACCGCCGGTCACGCCTACACCCGGCTTTCAACTGCCGCCGGGCTTCAATCAAGCGGCGCAGCTCGCCAGTGCTGGCGCGGCGGCAAAGGCGTTGCTCGGAAGTGCCGGCAGCAACGAATCCGGCCAATCGTTCGACGCTTTCGGCAATCCATTCAGCAATCCAGCGGGCGCCGCCGCGGCCGATGCAGCAAACAACGCCGGCGCGACCACGCCGCAGAGCCAGGCGGCCGAGGCCGACGGGCAGGCGCTCAATCCGGGAGGGTTCAACGGCACCGGCGCGACCGTCGATCCTTCAACAGGATTGCCGATCAGGGTCGGGAACACGTCCAGCGCAGGCGACGCGCTGAACCGCATCGTCAACGGCACCGGCACGCCTGGGGACTACCTGACGCTCGGCATACCAGCCAGCGGGGCATTGGCGAGCCTTCTGGCCGGCGCGAATGCGAGCAACGCCAGCAGCAAGGCAGCCGATGCGCAACTCCAGGCCGCGCAGGCCGCGATCGCCGAGCAGCGCCGGCAGTTCGACGTGACGCAGGCCAACAACGCGCCATTCCTCGCTACGGGCACAGCGGCCAATGCGCGCCTGTCTCAATTGCTCGGCACGGCGCCGGGTTACACCGGTTCGGACGCGGGCTCGCTGACCAAGCCCTTCACCTCGGCGGACTTGAACGCGGATCCTGTGTACAACTCCGGGCTCCAGTTTGGGCTGGATCAGGGCACAAAGGCGATCAACGCGCGAGCGATCGCCGGCGGGAATTACGACTCAGGCGCTACCTTGAAGGCGCTGACGCAATTCGGGAACGATTACGGCAGCACGAAGGCGAACGACGCCTTTAATCGGTTCCAGACCACGCAGGGGAATATCTACAACCGGCTCTCAGGGGTTTCCGGCACCGGCCAAACCGCGGTCGGGCAGGTAGCGCAGGCAGGGCAGGCGGCGACGAACAATATCACCGGCTCGATCGCGGACGCGGGCAACGCGCGGGCAGCCGGCATCGTCGGCGGGGCGAACGCAGTCACCGGCGCCGCCGGCAACATCAACTCGCTGGCGAACAATTTCAGCAGCAACGCGACGCTGCAGGCGCTTCTAGGGCAGCGGCAGCCGACATACTTTGCAAACGGGTGATTCCATGGCGCTCGACCCTTCAATAATTTTGGGCGTTCAGAGTCCGAAATTGCAGCTAAACGACCCGATCGAGACTTATACCAAGGGCGCGACACTCCAGGCGCTGCTCGGACAGCATGACTTGCAGGGTATCCAGCTTCAAAGCGCGCAACAGGGGTTATCGGACGACGCTGCCACGCGCGAGGCTTACCGGCAATCCGGCGGCGACCTGGGCACGCTGCGGGCGCTCTTGTCGAAGGGCGGTCAGTACAAGGAAGTGCAGGCAATCGACAAGTTGCTGCTCGATAACTCATTCAAGCAGTCGGAAATCGCCAAAAACACGGCAGATGTGCCGAAAATCCAGCAAGAGGCGCTCTCCAAGGCAGATACGTTATATCGCGATGCGTTCGGCACCGTCGCAAACCCGCAAGAGGCGGCGCAGTTGATTACGGCCGGATTCAATCACCCGCTCCTCGGGCCGAAACTGCAAATGAATGGCTCGCTTCAAGATCATTTACAGCGGATTCCGCAGGACGCGGCTAAGTTCGATGAATGGAAGCAACTCATGAGCCCGGAATACGCCAAGTCGAAGCAAGCAGCGGCGACGCTCGCGGAAACTGCGCGCGGGCACACTTTGACGGCGCAAACAGAGAAAGCCGGACAGGATGTGACATTGCGCGGACAGAATTTGGTGGATGCGCGCACGCGCGAACGGCTCGCCTACGATCAGGCGCAGCCAAAGGGCCAAGTAGTACCGACTGAGCAGGGGCTTATGCTCGCCGACCCTCGGGCCGCAACAGCGCAGCCCATGCTGGGGCCTGACGGCCAGCCGCTTGAACGGCCGCTAAAGGCGATTCCGCCGAGCGCGAATACCGGCATCCTGGAGAACGCGAACAATCTGCGCCGGGCCGAGCAGGCGCTGGCGCTGGTTGAGGGAAAGACTGTCAACACGGCGAAGGGCAGCACCACGGCGACCGGGTTCAAGGGCTATCTGCCGGGTGCGATCCTGAACCGCACTGACCCGACCGGCGTCGAAACGCGGGCCGCGATCGCCGACCTCGGCAGCCTGATTATCCACGAACGCAGCGGGGCGGCGGTCACGGCCAGCGAGTCGCCGCGACTGGTGCCGTTCATCCCCCAGGTGACCGACGATCATGCGACCGTGGTCAAGAAGCTGCGCCGATTCACTGAAATCTACCGGGACATGGCGAAAAACTTGGACGAGACCTATTCCAAGGATCAGGGATACCGGCCGAATCCGGTATCGGCGCGGGGTGCCGGGGCCGGAATCGATCCTGCCAGCCTTTCGGATGCCGAACTGATGCGCGAGCTAGCGAAAAGCAGGGCAAAGTAGTGGATCCTTTAGCGCTCATGGTTGAAGCAAACCGGCGCGGGTTGCTGCCTGAGGATCAGAAAATGCTGCTTGAGGAAGCACATAGGCGCGGTTTGCTCGAAGCGGTATCGGATACGCCGACTTGGAAAAAGGGCCTGGTCGCGCTCGGACGCGGCATGACTGACATAGGGCAGGGTGCGCAGCAACTTGTTCGAAGCGGGATCGAAGCGCTGCCAGGTGTTCCACGTGGCGCAGCCGGGGCCGAGGATTACAACGCGAAAGTCGCCGAGGAATTGCGCCTGTTTAAGCCGTTTGAGGAAACCGTATCGGGTTCGTCTATCGGGCGCGCGGTCGGGGCTGCATTGCCTACGTTGGCACTGCCTGTCGGAACGGCGGCGCGCGGCGCCGGCGCGGTCATATCCAAGTTGGCGCCTACGGCAGGGGCGCGGGTTGCCGGGAGCGTTGCTGCCGATGCTGCTTTGACCGGCGCCGGCCAGGGTGCGCTCATGGCTACCGATACAGGCGAAACGCACCTTGGCGGGGCGGCCGCTGGCGCTGCTGGCGGGGTTGCTGCGGTAGGCGCCCTGAATGTTGCCGGCAGAGTCGCTACGCCTGCAATACGGGCCTTGGCAAACAGGATCAACCCGCAAGCACCGATCGCGGCCGGTATGACGACTGGCGCACCTGGAATGTCGCCTGAACTGACTGCGGCGGTCATTCGCGCGTTGGAAAAGGAAGGGATCGACGTGCCAAGTCTTACCGCCGATGCGCGCGCCCGGATCGCTGCAATGGCAGCAGATACCGTGCAGGGCAATCCGGTGACGGCGAAGGAGCTAGCGCGCGCTGCGCGTTTGCAATCGCTTCCTGTACCCATTCAGGGAACGAAGGGGCAACTGTCAAAGGATTTCGCGCAGAATCAACTTGAGCAGAGCTTGGCAAAAAGCACCTCGGCCGGGGCGCCCATTCGGGAAGCATTTGCGACGCAAGACGAAAAACTGATCGAGAACTTGGATAAGTTTCGCGGTCAGACAGGTGCAAACATCGCAACCGAAGGCGATATGGGGCGCAGCGTGGATGCCGCGTTGCGGGCCCGGATCAAAAAGTCCAACGCAAATATCGGCGCATTGTATCGGGAAGCGGAAAAGACTGGCGAGACGCTGGCGCCCGTAGACGCTCAACCGCTTGTCGATTGGCTCGCCGCGAATGAATCAAATGCCGTAGCGGCGCCAGCAATTGACGCCATCAAGAATAATCTGTTGAAGATTGGCGCAATTGAAGTGGACAAGGCAGGGGCCATCATTGCGAAGGCATCGAGGCCGCAGACGGCGCCCGAGTCAATATCCCAGGCAGTCAGAAAGATTGGCGGGCTTAAGCGTGCAGAGCGGCCGGATATTACCGGCGGGCACAAGGGAAACGATACGCTATTCACGAAGGACGGCATCGCGATTGACCAGATGGTGCCGCGCCTTAGAGAGCGTGGATTCGACATCAACGAAATGGATGTAGACGGAGGCGTGCAACAGTTACGCGATATGCTCGCCGACGAAATAAGCGGGCGCGCAAAGCATTTTCCGATTGGTTCAGAGGGCGCGCGCGCACGTACCGGGGTGCCTGATGAAGCGGCATTCCAAGATATCATGCGTCAGTACAACACCGCCTCGTCAGAGAATTCCAAAGCCTTCGATTTCAACGATAAGGACCCAGGTTTTATAAGTGAGCAAAAGTGGCTCGACGACTGGCGGGATGCACAAGTCCAGGCGTTAAAAGCGGCATCAAAACCGCAAAATGTGCTCGGGATTGAGCCCCGCAAGTTCGTAGCGAAGCCAGTCACAATCAATGATCTGGAAAATATTCGCAAAGCCGCGGTCAACTTGGGCGACGCGAGCAGCAACGGGCATTACATGAGCGAAGTAAAAAAAGTCATCGACGGCATGACGGAAGGCGTCGGCGGCGAAGCGTATCAGGCCGCGCGCTCGGCACGCCTGCAACACGCTCTGCAATTCGAGGAACCTGGCGTGATTCAGAACGTCGTCGGCATGAAGTCGCGCACTGACCGCGCCGTGCCTTTCGAGGACGTTTTCAAAAAGACGGTTATCAATGGCTCGATTGATGATCTGAAGCTGCTCAAGCGCACGCTCATCGCGAACGATCCGGCAACGCGCGAGGCCGGTGTGCAGGCGTTAAAGGATATGCGGGGGCAAGCGATTCAATACCTGAAAGACGCGGCGACGAACAACGCTTATGAGACAACAAGCGAGGCTGCGTTGCGGCGCGCGTACAATCAGATCGGGCCTGAGAAAATGCAAGAGCTGTTTGGTGGGAACGTCGCCAAGCAATTCGCCAATTTTCTCGAAGCGGTCAAGGATTTGAAAGTTCCGCCGAAGGGAACATTCAATCCGAGCGGGACGGCGGGAGAGCTCGTGAACTGGGTCGATCGCATTCTCGGCTTTGTGCCAGGCGGCGGCATTGTCAAGGCGGGCGTCAAGGGGGCTGCGAAGTTGGCAGAGTCGGCGAAGGCGTCCGGACAAGCGGCAGCGGCGGTAAATCCGATTGATCCAGCGGCAAACGCTTCTGCGACATTGGCGCAGCAAAATGAACGAGTGCGGGCGCTGCTCGATTCGCCTACCGCGCGGAAGTTGAAAGGACGTGCTGCTGCGTTGATCGCTGCCGGCGCAGCCGGTCAATGATGTTTTCGGTACAGCGCATCCTTGATCTTTCCGCGCGGGATTGCTGGCCGTAAAAGCGCGGCAATCAGTGAGGCGGCGCCCCAAACTATCAAGTACGCAAACGGCCGAACGAATGCTGCCAGCGCAAACGACATAAACGGAGAATAGCACAGATGCCCGCAGTCAATCCGTCACCCTTCGGCGTGAAGCCTCAATTCGTGCTTGCAAGCGGTTTGCCTGCGGTGGGCAATCTTTTATTTACATACGTTGCAGGCAGTGTTGGAACGATGCAGCCAAGCTATACTGACGCGAGCGGGGCGGCCGCTAATCCAAATCCGATTCTGCTGAATGCGCTCGGAGAAACCCCTAACGAATTATGGGTATCGGCGACGCAGAACTATAAATATGTGTTCGCTCCCGCAGGCGATACGAATCCTCCGACTTCGCCAATCTTTACAATAGATAACGTCCCAGGCGCCCCCTCCTCGAACGTTGTCGCATCCGAATGGGTCGATTCCGGCCTGACGCCTACCTTCGCATCGGCCACGTCGTTCACGGTTCCAGGCGATCAGACCTCCATTTTCCAATTGCAGCGCAGGGTCAAGACGACGAACGCGGGCGGCACGATTTACAGCACCATCGTCGGGAGCGTGTTTGGCGCTGGCGTGACTACGGTAACGGTAGTCAACGACGCAGGCGTGCTTGATGTGGGCCTATCCTCAGTTGCCTACGGATTCATATCGGTTATCAATACGTCGCTGCCCGCATTCCCGAGATTTGCCGATGGGGAAGTGCCGGTAGGCGTGATTAACGGCGTTGGAGCAGTCGGCAATGTGGTATTCTCGCTTGCTCATACGCCGAGTCCAGCCGCAAGTCTGCGCATTTTCCACCGCGATGGGCCGCCCTTTTTTGTGGGCGTCGATTTCAATCTCGTCGGCAATATCATCACATTTCTAGCAGCGAGCACGCCTCAAACTGGCGACTTGCTGAGTGCTTTTTACCGCTTCTAAGGATTGCCATGAGAATGATTCTCGCCGCGCTCGCTCTTTTCGCCTCTGTCGCGGTCGGTGCGCCCGTCAGTCCGTTTGGCGGCGGCACGGGCAAAGCAAATCCGAATACGAGCATTGTCACCGTGGCCGGGCCGCTTACCACGGTCGGAAACTTCCTTACTACCCTAACAATCACCGCGCCGACTTCGATCACGCTTCCTACCAGCGGCACGCTCGCAACAACGGCGCAAATCACTGGTGGTACGCTTGCAGGTAGCTTCACTACTGTTACTGCCACCGGCGCCGTCACTTCCACTGCCTCTGGCAATGCTTTTATTTCTAATAGCACAGCGGATCAAACTGGTTTTGTTTTGCAGAATGCCGGTGTTACTAAATGGACCCTATACAATCGATCAGGCTTTGCCGATAACTTTCAGATTCTAAGTGCTACTACCGGCACCGGTTTCACCGTTTTACAAGCTAGCGGCAGGGGGTCATTTGGCAGTGGCGCTGATGTCGTAGGCAGTCTTACTGCTACATCTTTCAACGATGATGCAGGGAACCTGATAATCAGTTCGACGAATCCGACGATTGCGAGCGGGTTCGGAACCGGGCCTGCGATTCTTGCTAACAACACGGCGGCGTTCAGGGTGACAGTGGGGACCACGCCAGGGAGTCAAGGTGCGTTCACTATGCCGGCCGCGCCTAATGGGTGGGTTTGTAGCTGCCAAAATCTTAACGGCACTCCACATATGACTAGACAAGATTCATCCACAACTACGTCAGTTTCGTTTACGAACTATACGTCCTTGGCCGCTGGTAATTTTACCGCAGGGTCTGTTCTGCTCTTTCAATGCGCGGCATTTTGATGCCGCGCCGCTTCCTCTATACCTCGCCGCGCGATTGGTTCGCCCTTGTCGTCACGCTAATATTCACGGCATTAGTTTGGTTTTTGCGTTTGCACTACGCGCAATAGCATGGACATGCCTGGGCTCCGCGGGGAAATTGTACGCACCGCCGTTATGGCGATGACGACGACGATTTTGGGCTTCGTGGTGGCTGGCGTTACTGGCGTTTTCGGAAAGATCGACGCTATTGCAGACATCAAGAAATCGCAGGATGCGCAGGCCGCCCAGGTGCTCGTGTTGAAGGAACAAATGGACAAGGCCAAAGACAATGCCAACGATCTTAAAAGCGCTATCGTCGGATTTTCCGCTGAGCACAAATTTCTAATTGAAACGGTAAAGGAACTTCGGGACGATCTGGCGGCGGCGAGGCGGGCGCGTTGATGGATGAATCGGCAAAGTCTCAACTCTACGCCGCCGTGCGTGCTGTCATGTATTTGATCGGGGCGACAGGGATAGACCTTGCACACCATTTTGGCAACGAACAGACGCAGATTCAGATTGCCGGCGCCATCGTGTTTCTTGTGGCATATGGGCTATCTGTTTACGACAAACTCCAGGTCAAGCACAAGCTCGCCCAGGCCGTCAATGTCGGGATCGTCGCCGCAGACAGAACCAGCGGGGCTACGCCGCTTGTCACGCCTGACGAAGCGCCCAAGCTCATTGCGATCATCGGCCCGACGCTTCCCGACGCACTCCCAAATCCGCTCTCAGGCCATTAAAATGCGCGCATGGCAAATAACCCGCGTCCCGTCACCATTGACCGGTATTTCTGCTTCGAGAGCGGCGGCGGGTTCATTTTCAGCATTGTGGGCAAGACGAAAGATGGGCGTGACGTTGTGATTGGGCGCACATAGCGGTATCGGAACCTGAACGACATGATTGAGTCTGCGCGATTGGTGCGCGGCAAGAACACCGAAATTCCGATCGTTTGGAACGGTAAGAGTTTTTAGGGGTGGTTCTGACCCTTGAGAACATGGCAATCGCCGTCGCAGCCTACGCGCTCTGCTGCGGCGCGGTGTTGCTATTTTGTAAATGGATTCACTGTTAAAAAAGGAGAATTAAATGAGTTTCAATTTTGAATTTGTTGCAACCAGAAAAGACGCCGGCGATATTCTCGAAGAGGAAACGGCGCCCGAGGCCATCAAAGAAGTTTTGCGCCGCGGACTAATCGCTTTTAATCCAGAATCCTTAGTACGAGTGAAGGCTGTAGGCCATCTGTTCAATGGCGATTATCAAAGAAGTAATGCAGACTTGATCGTAGAACAAGTATCAATTCGCACACCGAAGGCGCGAGGCAGTTGAGCCATAAGTGCTGAACCGTCAAGAATTCCTTGTATGTTGAGGCAGAATGGGTACATCAAGTGGGCCGACATCGGCATGGCCCTCGTTGCGGCGCTGCTGTTCGTCGCATTGCTCGTCATGCTTGCTGAACATTAACCGGAGAAATCAATGCCTATCGTGCGCCAAGTCTGGTCAATCCTCGCAGCGGTTTGCCTCGCCGCCGCGCTCGCCGTCGCCGTGCCGCAGTTCGGGGGCTGCGCGGCAGGAACAAACCCGCTCGGCAGCGTGCTGTTGGCGCCTGATCTGGACACATTCAACAAGAAACTCGGCGCGGCGCTTACCCTCAATACAGCAATCCGGCGCGCATCGGTCACGCTGATGGATGCAGGCAAGATCAGTTCCCAGGACGGAGAGAACGTAATGGCTGCGAACGATGCAGCCAAGGCCGGTCTCGACCTCGCAGCGACCATGAGCAAGATCGACCTGAATGCCGCCGATGGGAAACTGACGGCGGTCAATGCTACGCTGGTCGCGCTTGAAGCATACCTAACCTCCAGGCGGCAATAATGGGTCCGGGCGAGATACTGGCACTCCAGATCATCCTAGGCTTGGTTGACCGGGCTGCCGCGTATTCTGCCGCGCTTGCCAAAGCCAAGGCCGAGGGCCGCGACCTCAGCGAAGCCGAGATTCTGGCGCTCGCGCAGGATGACGACGTAGCGAGGGCCGAGCAGGTTTTGGCAATCGCCCGGCGGCGGGCGGAAGAGGCGAAGACCGCGTGAACGACAAGCCTACCCGAGAAGAGCGGATCAATAATCCTGGCGGTATCGAGCGCACGCGCGGCACGATCTGGAAAGGGCAGAATAACGACCAATCCACCGATGCACGCTTCGTCGTGTTCACAAGTGCGGTATGGGGTATCAGGGCGTTAGCGAGGACGTTGCTCACCTACTCCAGAGTCTACCCGCAGGACAGTCCGCGTGACATCGATACGGTGCGGGAAATCGTCTCCAGATGGGCGCCGCCGGGCGAGAATGACACCGACGCATACATCCACGCCGTTGCGAATACGACCGGATTCATGCCGGATCAGGCCATCGATGTCACCGACCCAAAGGTTATGTCGGCGCTGGTTATCGGAATTATTCGGCAAGAGAACGGAAGAAATTCGTACCACTTTGACGTGATAAATGACGGCGTTCAGCGGGCGCTCGCCTGAGCGCTCACGAATAGCTCTGCTCAATAGCATTCACCAGCGCCAGTTCGGCGGCAACGATGTTCTCCCGGCCTTCTGAATGGATGAACGTCTTTGCCGCCTCGGCGACGGTGCGCAGGCAATTCAGTTCAGACTTTTCAACCATAATTGCTTCAATAAACTGCTCGTCCGGTTCACCGGTACAATCTTCGCCGTCGGGGCCGGAGGCAGGC